TGGTTGGCTATGTAAAAATTGTCACAACAAAGAAAGGGACAAAGTAGATGAACGACAAAATCGCAGGGAAGTTTAAAGATATGTTAACCCCATATGACAAAGCAGAACTTAAAGATGCTGATGAGAAGTTAGAAAAAATGTTTGACATAGCACAAAAGGAACACGTAGGTTTAAACATATCTCCTTTATCAGTAGCCCAATCTATTCTGGTAGCTACACCAATGTATGGCGGTATGTGTACAGGACATTATACTATTGCACTGATGAACTCCATCAACACCCTTAAAGGTTTAAAAGTAGAGACTTTATTAGCAAGTATTATGAACGAGTCTTTGATACCCCGTGCAAGAAATGAGTTAGTTAGGTTGTTCCTAAACGAAACGCAATGCTCTCACATAATGTTCATAGATGCTGATATGTATTTTAACGATCAAGCTATTGCTACTTTGTACAAAGCAGATAAAGATATAGCTTGTGGCATCTATCCCAAAAAAGAAATAGATTGGGGTAAAGTTTCTACGGCTGCAAGTAAAGGCAAAGCTGATTTACCTAACTACTCATCTTCGTTTGTTTTGAATCTACCGCATGATGTTAATAAAGTAGAGCCTGATGCTGAGAGTATGGTGGAGGTGCGACATGGTGGCACAGGATTCATGCTTATTAAAAGGGAAGTGTTTGAAAAGTTAGCACCACATGTTCCTGAGTACAGAGCATCAACAAAACAAAACGCAGAGGGTGGATTTAATAAACCGCTTACGAAACAATTCTTTGACACAAGTATTGATGAGACAGGCTGTCTATTATCTGAGGATTATCATTTTTGTGCTTTATGGAGAAAGCATGGTGGGAAAGTATATGCAAATACAAAACTTAAATTTAATCACATAGGCACACATATATTTGGAGGGAGTATTGAATGAGTAAACCTATATCAAGAAAAAAAATGTTAAAACTTTTTTTGCCAGCTCTAAATTATTTATATGGGTTGGACGCTGGAGAGTATTCAGATTATAAAAAGAAGAATACTTCTAAAAAACCGGATAACTCTAAAAAACCATTTGACCCAGAAATAGCCGCTGGACTGTTAGTTTTTAATGCTATGAATGAATCCCCAGAAAAAGGGGCTAAAGTATTTGAAAAGTTTTCTGAGATGACTGATTTGGGGTTTTTTGATTCTAAAAAGTTTAACAGCACAACAATGACACAAGAGCAAGCAGACTATATGAAAGCTGAAGAAAAAAAGCTGAAGGAAAAAAGTGAGGGGAGTATTAAATAATGTTTAGCAAAAAAGAACCTGATGCAACTGACACACAAATTGGTGGTACGCATTATAAAGATATGGGGGCAGAGCCGTGGGAAGTTTTAAAGCAATGGCTAAGTCCTGCACAGTTCAAAGGATTTTTATTAGGCACTACTGTTAAATATTTAGCAAGAGTGAATGTTAAAGATGTTGACGGCAAAGGTGGATTACAAGATATTAAAAAAGCACACCACACGTTGACGTACTTAATAGAACAGTTAGAAAAATAAGGAGATAAGTTATGGCTATGAATAAAAGTAAAAAGAGAAAGTTACCTCTTCCGTTACCAGAACCATATTGGGTACCTCCTACTACGTTACCAGAACCAGAACCAATCGTAATGTATAGCCCCAATGATAAAGTGACTAAAAGATATGATGGAAGTTTATATACTAAATTCCCATTAAAATTTCTTAAAGTTCATATACACAATTCGAGTATGCCCCAATGGTTAAAGAATAAATTTCATCGTATACCATACGATGAAGAATTTAATGGTGAAAAAATAATTCGAAGGCCTAAATTTATATATGTCGGAGATATATTATTTGAAAATTACCAAAACTTTATGGAATTTAGTGACAAATCGACTAAACATTTTGATGGACTATCTCTCAAAAGCACACAAATATTAGAAGAATATCTTAAAGAAAGAAATATGTTTTTACAATGGGTGCAGTACAAAAAAGCAGGTTATGTGGAAGCTAGACTTTTTGAACAAGACCCTGTAGGCGATAAAATAGAAAAAAATATAATTTCTTTTAGAAAGTGGAGGGTTAAACAACCTAATTTTTTATTTAATTATCGTCACGCTAGAACGATGTCTGACATAAAACCTTTAAAATACACACAACTACTGGATAATATCTTTCCCTTAAAAAATAATGACACCTGAGAAGAAAGTTAAAAACAAAGTCGTAGCGATACTGAAAGAACACAAGGCATACTATTTCTATCCTATGACAGGTGGTTATGGTAGCAGTGGTGTGCCGGACATTGTAGGTTGCTATAAAGGACATTTTTTTGGTATTGAATGTAAAGCAGGGAAGAACAAACCTACAGCATTACAACTAAAAAATATAAGGGATATACAAAACAATAATGGTATAGCTATTGTTGTTAATGAAAAAAATATTTCAGATGTTGAGACTATGTTAACTACTTGCCAAATACTAGAGGGGAGAACTCTTTGAGAAGACCTCATACTGGAAGACAAATACAACTGTTTAAATGTTTAGAGAAAAACTACGCACTATCTAAAAAGCAATTATCAAGAAAAATGAAAGTAAGTGTACGTAGCATTGAAAGATATTTGCCAGTGCTTTTAGAACATAAGGTGGTGGAAGTAAAATTTACAGATATAAAAGGTAACTCAAAAAAACCAACGCATTTTTATTCAATAATGAGAAATAAATTATGAAACAGAAACCATCTACTTTGCAAAAATTTGTAAAGTTATTAAAAGTATACAGTTTAGACTCTGTGGATCTTAAAATAATTGCGTTTGCTCAAGACAAATGGAATAAAGGAGATGTTAGAGTTACTGACTTTTTAATAGAACATGTTATAGCATCTCCTAGCACATTACATTATCGTGTTACCAAACATCTTGTGGATAAAAAAATATTTAGTATAAGAGTTAACTCCCAAGACAAGAGGGAGAAGTTTGTAGTTAAAGGTAAAAGGTTTGATGACTTACTGAACAAAGTAGATTTGTAATGCTTATAACTATAGATTTTGAAACTTACTATGATAAAAAATATTCGTTATCAAAAATAACTACTGAGGAATATATACGCAGTAAAGAATTTGAAGTTATTGGTGTTGGTTTAAAAGTTAACGATGAAGAAACAGAATGGTTTTCTGGCACTAGAGAAGAAACAAAAGAATGGTTGTCTCAATTTAATTGGGATAAAGCTGTTGTACTAGCACACAACATGATGTTTGATGGTGCTATTTTATCTTGGTATTTTAATATACACCCTTACAAATTAGTTGACACGTTATGTATGGCACGTGCAATTAATGGAGCATACTCTTCTGTAAGCCTTGCTAATCTTTCAAAAAGATATGGTTTAGGAGAAAAAGGTACGGAAGTTTTAGATGCGTTAGGTAAACGTAGGTCAGATTTTTCCCCCTCTGAACTAGAACGCTATGGTGGATACTGTCGCAATGACGTATATCTCACATATAAATTATTTGAGAAACTCTATAGTGTTTTCCCCCGCAGCGAATTAAAAATTATTGATATAACCCTCAAGATGTTTACAGAACCTAGATTACAGCTAGATGTTAAGTTATTGGAGGATCATTTAAATAGTACGAAAATAAGGAAGGCGGAGCTATTAAAAGATTCAAACACCTGTAAAGACGTTCTCATGAGTAACGATAAATTTGCGCAGTTGCTACATAAAAAAGGTGTTGTTCCCCCTAAGAAGATTAGTTTGAGAACAGGCAAGGAGGCATGGGCTTTTGCAAAGACTGATGAAGAGTTTAAAGAACTAGCTGACCATGAGAATGAAGATATAAAGATATTAGTAGCCGCTAGATTAGGTAACAAAACTACTTTAGAGGAAACTAGAACAGAAAGATTTATTGGTATAGCTAGTCGTGGACTGATGCCAGTTCCCCTTAAATACTATGCGGCTCACACAGGCAGATGGGGAGGGTCAGATAAAATAAACCTTCAAAACTTGCCGTCACGAGGTAATGATGCAAACAAGTTAAAGACAGCAATTCAATCACTAGACGGATACACAATAGTTGATGCTGACTCTTCTCAGATTGAAGCAAGGGTTCTTGCATGGTTGTCAGAACAAGATGATCTAGTAGATGCTTTTGCAAATGGGGAAGATGTTTATAAAATTATGTCGGCTGGGATATATAACAAATCAGTTGACGAGGTTACAAAAGCTGAGAGATTCGTAGGTAAAACCACTATATTAGGTTGTGGCTATGGTATGGGAGCAGTTAAGTTTCAGAGCCAATTAAAAACTTTTGGCACAGATATATCTCTTGAAGAGTCAACACATATCGTTAATGTCTATAGAAAAACTTATAGTAATATATCGAGCCTATGGAAACAAGGACATAAATGTTTAGATAGTATGATAGATATTACAGGTAATACTTTAGGCAAACATGGAGTTTTGGGATTTGACCCCCAACAAAGAGGATTCTTATTACCTAATAAATTATGGCAACAATACACAGGTTTACGTAAGTTGTATGATCCTGATGGCAGACCTCAATATGAGTATAAGACTAGAAATAGTTACACCAAAATATATGGTGGTAAGTTAATAGAGAACATATGTCAAGCCCTTGCTAGGTGTATAATCGCAGAACAAATGTTAAAGATATCTGAAAGATACAAAGTAGTTCTTACAGTTCATGATGCTATAGCTTGTGTAGTTCCTGATAGTGAACTTGAAAAAGCAGTTGAGTTTGTGCGAGATTGTATGAAATGGCGACCAAATTGGTGTCAGGATTTACCACTAGATTGTGAAGTAGGGTTTGGTGGTAATTATGGGGAGATTAAATGAGTTATACATGGTCTTATTCAGCTATAAATTTATTTAAGCAATGCCCTAAAAAATACCATCATCTTAAAATACTAAAAGATATGGTAGAACCTCAAAGTGAAGCTCTTTTGTTTGGTAACAGAGTACACCAAGCGGCTGAATTTTATGTAAAAGAAAACACCCCTTTACCAAAAGAATTAAATTATTTAGAAGAAACTCTTTGCAAGATAAAAGAAATTAAGGGAGACAGACTGTGTGAGTACAGAATGGGGTTAACTAAGGATTTACAACCATGTGGGTTCTTTGACAAAAAAGTATGGTGGAGAGGTATCGCAGACTTAATAGTATTAGGAGATAACAAAGCATATTTAATAGACTATAAAACTGGCAAGAACACTAAGTATGCTGATGTAAAGCAATTAGAAATACTGTCTTTAGCTATGTTTAAGCATTTTCCTAAAATAAAAAAGATAAAAGCAGGGTTATTGTTTATAATTACTAAAGAACTTATTAAGAAAAATTTTAGTTCTGATGAACAAGATAAGTGTTGGGAGTATTGGATATCTAATACTAATGACTTAGAAAATACTTTAAACACAGATGTATGGAACGCTAAACCAAATTTTACTTGTAGAAATTATTGTGCGGTATTAAGTTGTTCGCACAATGGACGAGGAGAATAATGGATACCTCCATAGTTATAGCAAAGCTACATACTATAGTTATTTTTGCAATATTAGAAAAAGACTACGAAGAATATAAATTAAGATTTGAACCTAAAAGTGTTTGGGGGAATAAGAAAGTACCTATATTTAATTATTTCGTACCTAAACCCTTTATAGCTGAAAAGTTTTTTAAGATAGATTACCCAAGATATAGGTTATTAAAATCAGGAAACTTAGGAATAAAAGAATATGAAATTGAAAGGGGTAAGTTAAATGCCTTATACAAACACACCTAGACCTTACAAAAAAGAATATAAAAAACAAAAAGCACGTGGAGAGCATAAAGCAAGAATGGAACGTCAACGTGCAAGACGTGCTATGGATAAAAAAGGTAAAGATTTAAATAAAAATGGTAAAGCAGATAAGAGAGAGGGTAAAGATATTTCTCATAAGAAACCATTGAGTAAAGGCGGTACAAATAAAGACGGATATAAGATAGAATCAAAAAGTAAAAATAGATCACGCAATTATAAAAAAAAGAAGTAAAATAGTGTTTGCCGAGTTTTAAAATAGACTAAGTATTATTAAAAATGATACTTTGGTCGATACGAGTATTTAAAAGGAGAGTACGTGGAGATCATAAACAACAAGGCTTTACTGCTTAAAGTAAAGCAACCGGAGAAAATAACCTCTGTCATACCAAAAAGTAAAGCAATAACCTCACATCAAGTAATGGTCAAATGGGGGTTAGAAGAAGCCCAAGTATTAAAAAATCTTAAAATAAAAAATGTGCCGTCCCCTATCATGGCTAACTACAAATGGGGAGGTATGTATAAACCATTTGAGCATCAGAAGAAAACATCTTCTTTCCTGACATTACATAGACGTGCGTTTGTATTTAACGAACAAGGTACGGGGAAAACAGGAAGTGTTATATGGGCGGCTGATTATCTAATGAAATTGGGGCTAATAAAAAGAGTTCTAGTCCTATGCCCTTTATCAATAATGCAATCGGCTTGGCAAGCTGATTTATTTAAGTTTGCTATACACAGATCAGTTGGTATCGCACACAGTTATTCCAAAGAGAAAAGAATAGAGATAGTAAATTCAGATGCAGAGTTTGTCATATGTAACTATGATGGGTTACAAATTATACGAGACACAGTTAATAAAAACGAATTTGATTTAATTGTAGTTGACGAAGCTAACGCATATAAAACGGTCACTACAAAAAGATGGAAAATTTTAAACTCTATTATAAAACCTCATTCATGGGTTTGGATGATGACAGGCACCCCTGCATCGCAAGCACCGACAGATGCCTATGGATTAGCAAAAATAATTAACCCTACTGCTGTGCCAAAATATTTTGGGTCGTTTAAAGATCTTGTTATGTATAAAGTATCTGAGTTTATTTGGCGACCAAAAAGTAAAGCAGAAGACATAGTGCATGAAGCATTACAACCTGCTATTAGATTTACTAAGGAAGAATGTTTAGATTTACCTGACATGACATACACCACAAGAAATATTCCTTTAACAAAACAACAAAACAAATATTACGAACAACTTAGAAAGAATATGCTGGCAGTAGCCGCAGGGGAAGAAATAACAACAGTTAATGCAGCCGCAAACTTAAATAAATTATTGCAAGTATCTTGCGGTGCAGTATACACAGATACTGGAGAAACAGTTGAGTTTGATGTATCCAGCAGATTAAAAGTTTTAACTGAAGTAATTGATGAAGCAAGTCATAAGGTAATAATTTTTGCTCCATATCGCCATGCAATTAATTTAATAGAAGACTATCTTGTTAAAAATAAATATCATTGTGAAGTAATTCATGGAGGTGTTTCTGTAAATAAAAGAACAGATATATTTAATAAGTTTCAAACAGAAGATAAACCACAAGTATTAATTATTCAACCGCAAGCCGCATCTCATGGTGTAACTTTACATGCCGCAAATGTTGTTGTGTACTGGTCAGCAGTTATGTCTGTAGAAACGTATTTACAGGCAAACGCAAGAGTTCATAGAGCCGGACAAAATAATCCTTGCACAGTAGTTCACTTACAAGGATCGGCTGTAGAAAAAAGAATGTACAGTATGCTTCAATCAAAAATCGACATACATAATAAGTTGATAGATTTATATAATAATATTTTAGAAGACGCTTGACATTGTAAAAGATTTACTTATAATAATTAATAGTGATATTTAATACTAATAAGGGGAAGAAATGAAAGTAGATAAATTAGTCAAAGTTTATCTAAAAATAAGGGATAAACGCAAAGAGTTACAAATTGAATACGATAAGAAAGATGAGTATTTGAAAGACACTCTAAAAGAAGTTGAGACGGCTCTTTTAGACGTATGTAAAGAAACAGGTGCAGATAGTTTACGTACTGACTTTGGTACTGTATCTAGGAGAGTTTCTAAAAGATATTGGACAACGGATTGGAGTTCTATGTATGAGTTTGTTAAAGACAACGACCAATTAGATTTGTTAGAAAGACGGATAGCACAAGGCAATATGTCAACTTATCTTGAAGAAAATCCTGACAAGTTACCTCCAGGGTTAAACGTAGATAGTAAATATGCAGTAACTGTTCGTAGAAAATCATAAATGAGAAGAATAAGCATACAAAATAATATGTGGCGGTTTCTTTCTGACGGAAAAGAAATTAATCGTGAAGATAAAACTACATTAAATGTAGTAATCGTAGGTGCGGCCAAACACATATCAAGAATTTATTACACAGGTACATATGATGAAAACAATTATAGAAAACCTGATTGTTATTCGATTGATGGTGTTAGACCACATGAATCTTCTGACAAGATTCAAGCAGACACATGTGTTATGTGTAGTCAGAATATAAAAGGTTCTGGCGCAGGAAACAGTCGTGCGTGTAAGTTTCAACAACGTATTGCTGTAGTTTTGGAAAGTGATATTGGTGGGCATATTTATCAGTTAAACATACCATCTAAATCTATATTTGGGCAGGGTACAGTAAAGAAATGGCCTTTACAAACCTATAGCAAAAAGATAGCAGAGAATGGCGCTCCTATAACATCAGTTGTAACGGAGATGTGTTTAAATTTAGATGATTATGGCACTCGTATAACTTTCCAACCAGTGCGTATTTTAGAAGATAAAGAGTTTGATGAAGCATTAAAACAAGCAGATTCTGCATTGGTAAAAAAAGCAATTAACGTATCCTTCAAAACATCTCTCGATGAATCAGATTTGGATATAACAAATAAAAATAATTTTTCTAACTTGGTGCATGTAATGGGCATGTCACCTGACATTTAATAAAAGGAGAACTTTATGTCAAATTTATCTTTAACCAACATCAATGGAAGTGACCTAAATGCTTTAGCAAAAGCTATGGGTATGAGTGCTGATGCAACTGCAAAGAAGCAAGGCAGTACATTGCCACGATTAAAAATAGACCATAAGGGTGTTGAAGGGACGGCTACTATAAAAGGTAAACAGAATGTGCCTTATCAAGTAGTAGAGGCAGGGCAATTTTGTTTAGAGCGTCTTGACACTGATGGCTCAAAAATATACCAAGAAAACCTTTCTATAAGATTATTTAATCAAAGGTTTATGTACAAAAGGTATGTAAGAGATGGAGAGTCTGGACGTTACGTTAAATCAGTTATGGGTTTAGATTTAAAATCTGATTTACAAGATACAGATGGTGGTGTTAATTGTGGTCGGTCTAGTAAGTACATAGAAGACTTTGATAGCTTACCGCAGGAAACAAAAGACTTAATGAAAAGCATTAAGAGAGTTAGAGTGCTTTTTGGGTTGGCAACTTTTAATGAAGCTATTGATGAAAAGGGCGAAGCAGTGTCTTCCATAGCGCCTATTCCTTTTGTATGGGAAGTAGATAATAGAGATGCTTTTAAAACATTGGGTGTTCCTATCAATAAAATGGTTACAAAAAATCTTATTCTCCCTCAATGCGAATTAAAACTAAGCACTGAAGAAAAATCAGTTCCTAGTGGGATTAAATTTTATTTGCCTAAAGTATCTATTGACACTGAGAATCTGTTTGATTTGAGTAAAGAAGATCAGACAACATTTAACGACTTTAACGAGTGGGTAAATTCTTATAACAATTGGGTTCTTTCTCAATCTTCTAAGAGTTCTGATAGCACGACTGTAGATGTTGATGTTGCAGGAGATGTTGAAGATGTTGAAGTAAAAGAAATTACTAAAGTTGAAAAAGAACCTAAAAAAGTTAAAACTAAAAAAGAAGAAGCACCTGCTCCTAAAAAAGATATAGGTAAAATCTTGGACGAGTGGGATGATGACGAGGAGTGATATATGTCAAAAGGCTATTCAAAAAACTTTATAGATATAATTGACAATGCGGATGAAAATTTGTTGGGTGTTCAATTGGGGTCTATGTGTGTTAAGAACGATATACCTGTAACTGATGTTGCTGAGTTCTTTAAAGTATCACGTATGACAGTTTACAATTGGTTTAAAGGATCTACAAAAGTTTGTGACCCGCATTTGCAAAAAGTAGAAAAATTAGTTAGTAAGTTAAAGGACTAAGGGGGTTTTATACCCCCTTATTTTACTGAAAGGACATTTTTATGTTATCAAAAATGGACTTCTTTTCTTTCGTTTTACCTTCTACAGGTTTGTATTGTTTTGTATCTTTAAAAGATGCTCCGGGAGCAACGAGAAAAAAATCAAGTCAAAAATTTTGTAATACTTTAGATGAGTTAATAACACATACAGATAAATTTTTAGAAACAAAGTGGGATGTTTATGTTGCACTTGCGTCTTATGATGATGCAGGACATCGTACAAAAGAATGTGCTAAAGAACTTAAAACTTTTTTTATAGATATAGATTGTGGAGAATCAAAACCATACAAAGACAAAAAAGAAGGTTTAACTGCCTTAAAGAAATTTTGTAAGACTACTCAATTACCAAAGCCAACTCTCATAGTTGATTCAGGAAATGGTCTTCACGTTTATTGGGTTTTAGATAAAGCTATAGAATCTTTAAAATGGATTGCTATGGCAAATTCGTTAAAAGATTTATGTGAAAAACATAAGTTTTTAGTAGATGGTGGAGTTACAGCAAACTCTGCTCAAATACTACGTGTGCCAGAAACTTTAAATTTTAAGGATATTAACAACCCAAAACCAGTAGAGGTTATATCTCAAAAAGATAATGTAGATTTAAGTTTTATGGAGGGTATTTTAAAAGCAGAAGTATCTATATTTGACGAACTAAAAAACAAAAACTTTTCTCGTCAACTAGATGCTACTACCTTAGCCCTACAAGCTAATTACAAGAATACGTTTAAAACAATCTTTTCTAAATCTATGAAAGATAAAGGTTGCGCTCAAATTAAATATGCTTATGAGAACCAAAAAACATTATCCGAGCCTTTGTGGAGATCAATTTTATCAATTGCAGAAAGATGTGAGGATAAAGAAAAAGCTATTGGCATTATGTCTAAAGGATACCCTAACTATAATAAAGAAGAAGCACTTAGAAAAGCGTCTTTAACTAAAGGGCCATATACGTGTAGTTGGTTTAAGAAAGAAAACCCTGAACTGTGTAAAGGTTGTTCATTAAAAGTGACCTCTCCCATAGTAATTGGTAAAGAAATTATAGAAGCATCTAAAGAAGATAATGTTGTTAGCGCAGTTGAGAGTAGTACTAAAAAAGAAAAAATATATAATATACCAACTTACCCATTCCCTTTTTATAGAGGTAAAGTAGGTGGTATATATAGAAAAGCAGATATACCAAAGAACAGTGATGAAGTACCTAAAGACGAATGTATATATCCATATGACTTTTACGTAGTCAAAAGAATACATGACCCTGAAGAGGGAGAAATTCTTTTATTAAGATTGCACCTACCAAAAGACGGTGTAAGAGATTTTTTAATGCCCCTAAGTTCTGCTTTAGCAAAGGATAAATTTTTAAGTGCCGTGTCTTTTCACGGAGTAACCGTTTTAGGAAAAAAACAGGATCTTCTTATGCAATATACAAATAAATCAGTAGAATCTTTACAAACACAAAGTAAAGCAGAAGTAGCAAGAAAGCAGTTTGGTTGGCTAGAAGACGACAGTGCGTTTATATTAGGTGATAAAGAAATAAAAGCTACCGGGGATATTGAGTATAGCCCTCCTACAATCGTTACTTTACCTTTAGTTCCTATGTTTACCCCAAAGGGAGACTTTCACACTTGGAAAGATATTATTAATGCTTATGCAGAAGAAAGCAGAATTAACAGAGCCTTTGCTTTTTTTATGGGGTTTGGCGGCCCTTTAATGAAATTTGTTGGTGAGGGTATGCTTGATGGGTTTTTATTAAACTTGTTTTCTCCAAAAGGAGGAACAGGAAAGTCAACTGTCTTACATACAGTAAATAGTATTTACGGAAACCCAAAATCCTTAATCTTATCTTACAAAGATACACACAACCACAGGCTACAAAGGTTAGGAACTATGCAAAGTTTAACTCCTACTATTGATGAGTTAACAGATATAAAACCTGAAGATATGGGTAAGTTAGTTTATGACATTACATCAGGTAGAGGCAAAAACAGGATGGATTCAAAAGCTAATAAGGAAAGAAAGAACAACACAACTTGGTCTATACCTGTGGTTACTTCATCTAATAGAAGAATAAAAGATGCTTTATTAACCATTAAGTCTTTCCCTGAACCTGAGTTATTACGTATATTAGAGGACAAAGTAGAGAAAGACCCATATGACAATCCTAGATGGTCTAAAACACATTTCGGCAGATTAAATAGTAATTACGGACACGCCATAGAGCCATTTGTAAAATACTGCGCTATGAACTTGCCGGAAGTTATTGCGTTATTAAACAAAGTAAACGAAAAAATAGATACTGCAGCAGGAATAAAAAATACAGAAAGGTTTTGGTCAGCAGGCACAGCCATAGCGTTAACTGGAGGTATAATAGCCAGAAATTTAGGGCTGCATGATATACCTATAAAACCTGTGTTCGATCATGCGGTTAACTTAGTTAAGAGTAGTAGAAAGGGTAACAAAGACTCTTTAGTAGAATCAGGAGAATCTTTAGGGGGGTTTTTACAGAAATATTATCACGGAATACTTGTTATAAATGGCAAAATAGATAGACGTACAGGTATAGAAATGGGAGCAATAAAAGAGCCACGTATGTCTTTAGTTGCTCGCTTTGAGCCTGATACTAAGATATTGTATGTATCTAATGCGGCATACCAAGAATATTGTGGTAAATTTTTTATAAGTTATGACGACTCGTTAGTGCCTTATAAGAAAAACAAGGCGTTTAAAGGCGTAAAAAAGAAACGTATGATGGCAGGTACATTGGCAGGAGCATCTGACGGTGTTCGTTGTTTGGTATTTGACACCAACAGACTAGACTTTTTTAACGAAGAGGTTTTTGCAAATGCTGATGGTGATGAACTTGCCGATGAAGATACTGTGGAGTAAATTTGCAGTTAATAGTTCTTTTTTTATACCTTGTTTAGATGTAAAACCTGTGGCTAATTACTTAAATAAAGAGGCACAAAGGCGTAAATATAAGGTTATATGCAAGCAAGTCGTAGAAAAAGACATGTACGGGTTGCGTTGTTGGAGATTAGAGTGATAGAATTAATCTTCACTCAGGCTTTTGTTTGGTTTAACTTTCCTTTTCCAA